GTTCGACTGCACAGGAACCGGTGCCTCAGCTATTGTGAATGGTACTCTTTAGTGAGTATTTCATAATAGAGTCCCGGTTGGTGATTTTCTTTCACCAACCGAGAATCCTCTAAGTCGCCGACAGGAGCTGACAAGAGTTGAAGTCTACTTCTTTTTGAAGTAGGCCCCCAACTTTTCACTGATGCATAAGAAAAATGCACTAGTGATAAGCTTGATCAAGCCTCTGAGGACGTTCTTCGTCTTCTTAGTCACCGATCACTTCTTTTTGGATCACTGCCACCATGGCTGCAGGATTCACTTGGTTCGAATCTGTATGTCCGTTAAGCTTCATTAGAAGCAAGACGTCATTAATGATTCTTACCTGGTGTTGACTGATTCCAGGGGCCTTGAGCATGGATTCGAGTTCTTCGATTTTCATGTTTCAAGTTCGTTAACGTGTATCACAGGGGTGTGTAGCTAAGGTCTCTAGGAGTTATACCATTATGGATAACAATAAGAGCCTAGATGAGTTGGAACTCATCGCCGCACTTCTCTGTGACGCTCATGAGCGTTTCGGAGTTGTGTTCAACACACGGTCGCTACGTAACACACTTCAAGTGTGTCGGCGTAGATACCGACAGGAGGGTTTAAGCTTTCTAACGAAAGCGTTGCCCCGCCTTGACAAGCACTTTACACAAGTGCTCGCAGGAGAACAAGAACTCGATCCGGTTAGCGTAGGGTTTACTACCCTACGTGAAACCAAGCTGCCTAGATTTCTAGGTGAGCTATTCGGCCTTGTTTTCCATCCAGACGGAACAATCCTTCCTAATCCGAACGTTGACTGCGTTCGTATGATAAGAGATATCCTTTGTGCTTTTTATAAGTACGAAGTCCCTTATCAGGATGTGCAAGAACGTGCAGTAATCCGAAGCTTCGTTGAAGCTGAAGATGATCTGCAGAACTTAACACATTTGTTCGCAGAAATGCGGACGGATATGTTGAGATATGACCGCTATCGAAGTAGGCTTAGTTCATTTTCTCTCGCTCGAATAGAGCGATGTGGAATGGACGATGCGATCCTTCAGCGCGGCCGTATCCTACGCAATGCAAGAAACCTTTTGTCAAGGCTCTTTCTTGCGTTTGACCCATTAGACATTACCCCAAGTCATGGACCAGGTGTCGTTTCTACAAAGGAACGACTCTGGGACAAATTCTTGTGGAGAAATGTCTCGCGGCGTATCACAGACTTTTATCCGTTTGATGCGTATTTTTGCGCATCAGCGGGTCATGTATGTGATAAGTATCACGCTTTTTCAAGCGTTACTGAAGTGGATCATCCGGCACAGGTTTTACTTGTACCGAAAGATTCACGCGGCCCTAGGTTAATTTCTTGCGAACCCGTTGATTTTCAATGGGTCCAGCAAGGATTATCCAGGGCAATAGTTCGAAGAGTGGAAGACCATGCACTCACAAAGTACAGTGTCTTCTTCACAGATCAAGGTCCGAATCAAAAGGCAGCCTTACAAGGCTCTCTTCGAAACGGATACTCGACCCTAGACCTCAAAGAGGCCTCGGATAGGGTACACCTTGAACTTGTTCGCCTGCTGTTTCCTTCGCCCCTTTTGGAAGCGTTGGAAGCTTGCAGATCCACATCTACAAGACTGCCTGGCGGTCAGATTATCAAACTCTGTAAGTATGCACCCATGGGGTCGGCTTTATGCTTTCCCGTAATGGCGCTTACAATATGGAGTCTTCTGACTGCGGCATTCTGCGACGCGGACTCCTCTAGCTATAGCTTACACGGTTTGTCGAACCCTTTAGGGATTCGATTTCCGGGTCCGTTACAGTTGGATGATATCCATGTATACGGTGATGACGTCATTGTACCAACGGCTTACGCCGAGAGCGCAATGACCATACTCGAACTGTTTGGTTTAAAGATAAACCGCAGTAAGAGTTGCACCAAAG